GGGAGAAACCGAGAAGCTGACCCAAACCTCAGCTTGCTCGCGCTTGACTGGCGGTATAGTAACTTCTGCTTCCCACCGCTGGCCAGTATGAGCAACAACTTGCTGCTTCAGGGTGAACGGACTTTCGGATATTGCAACGGCATTGATTGCTCTGAGGGTAATACTTGAAATGCCTGTAGCCGTTGGTAGTGTCAGTGGAAATGATATTGTCATTTTTTAAAACCTAAAAAGCTGACGCGAAAGACCCACCGCGCCGTCTGGCATCAAGGACAGCAGCTTTTGTGCCTTCGCTGATTTGCGGCATCAACTGCATTATCTCTGCCCTAACGGTTTGCGATACGCCTGTTGAAACGTTGATGGTCTGGTTGACCACAGTACCGTTGCCGCCCATTTTGTTGTTTGGAATGATCGTGCCGGAAGCACCGGGGATCATTAACTCTGGGCCACGCTCGCCAACCATATAAGGACGGTTCGCCGCAACATGACCGCCCATTGCCCTTGTATGCGGGTTTGGCGTTGGCGTTGGAGCTGCAAACGCTGATGAAAAAGCGGCCATTAATGGCTCGGAAATAAACCGCTGGGTGTAAATACGCGCAAGATCATTGATAACTGAATTTGCCAAACTACGGAAAGCATCTTTAACGCTTGTTGTTTGTGTGATGATATCTGCCATCGCGTCACCAATGCGACCAAATCCCCGAGAGCCAGCGTCCTTCAAATCGTCTTCAAGTGTATTGACCTTGCTGCCCATATCTCTGATGGCATCTTTAGCTTCATTTGTTTTTTCCGCAAATTCACCTTGAGTAATCGTTATTCGCCTTGTCCCATCTTCCAACATTTCGATGCCATTGTGTGCATTTTCAAAGTTGAAAATAATTCGCTCAAGGTCTTTGTTGAGTTGCTCTCCGAATGTAAACTCATCAAGCTCTGTGCCAAACAACTCATTCGACATTGTGACAAACTCATTCATGAAGTCCCTGATGCTCTCTGTGGCAATATTTAGTGCCTTCAAAACATTTATCACAATGAAGCGGGAGAGGTTGGCCAGAATTGGCAAAAGGGTTGCAGTTATTTGCTGCCCCATTGAGAAAAGTGTTCGGCCCAACTTATCAAACAAATCGTTTGCCTCTTCAACGGCCTCAGCCTGTTCACCAGTTAGCTGCATAGTGACGGAATCAAACTCATCACCCAACTGCCTTAGACCCTTAGAACCTTCCATCAATGTGTTGACAAGCGAAACACCAGACCGACCAAACAGATCAAATCCAATTCGAACCCGTTGAGCCGGGTCTTCAATACCCTTTAACCGATCTGCTGTCTCCTCAAGAAGCTCTGTAGTGGAGCGCAAACTGCCATCAGATTTTACAACCTGAATGCCAAGTGCCTCAAAGCTGCGAACCCCCATACCGATCCCGTCTTTTGCCTCACTGATGTTTCGGCTGAAACGCTCAAGACCCTTGTTTAACTCTTGTGATGTTGCGCCAGTTTGTGATGCGGCAAATTCAAGGCGTTGCAATTCATTTACAGTCAGGCCCAGAAGTTTAGACTGCTTTGCAAGGTTATCAATCTCTTCTGAGAACTTCACAAGTCCAGCGGATGCTGCAAGTGCCGCAAGACCAGTTCTTAGGTTTAAAATTTTTCCACTTATACTTTTAAGGCCTCCGCTTACTTTCTGAAATGCAGCGGCAGTTTTGTCCACCGCTGAAATTTTAATTTTAAGATTTTGATCGGCCATCGTGCATCATCCTGAAATATGCAAACCATTCATTGACTTCTGAGACTGTTAGCTCTTCAATCTCTGCCTGAGTTTTGTTAAGACGATCCGCAAGGGCCATTATATTGAGCCTAAACGGATCGTCTGTCAGTTTTTTTCCGCATCCTCAATCGTATCAATACCACCGATAACACCACCAGCAATGTTTATAATGATGGAGATTTGCTCCCCCATCAGATAAATCTTGTCCTCAAGCGTGAAAAGTTTGTTACCATCAACGTCCTGCGCCTTCATGATGATGAGGTCAACCATTCCATCAACCGTCATATCATTGAGAAAGTTTTTATGCTTCTTCTGAATTTTATTTAGATCGCCAGCAGTGAGTGCTGATGAATAAATCAGCAACGGTGCATCATCATCGCCCCATTCCGGGACTTCAATGACGCGCCGTTGCCGATCACGTTTTTCTGAGATCATTTTACCCAGCGACATGATCTATCCTCCTTGACTAAACAGTGCCTACGGTCAGACCACCAGAAATCTGCATCGAATATGTTGCAGTGTTGATCCCATCAGCAGAAACACCAAGCGAAAAACCAGTGATAATGGCCGTGCCGGAAAGTTTGTGATCTCCAGTCGTGTCACCTTCCATCTGGAAATTCACTGTAACACTTGATCCAACTGTTAAAGTACCCTGACCACTTGTATCGGTGTCGTCAAAGTAAGTCTCAACCGTTGCGGTTGCATCTTTAAATGAGGCAACGTAGGTCTTAGCTGCATCGCCCATCGTGGTGGTTTCAATCGTATCGGCTGTCTCATCCACTGTGAATGAGATAATTTCAGCAATAGCGTTTGAGCCGGATTTAACCGTGCCGTCATTTCCTTTGAAAGTTGCCATCGAAAAATCTCCTGTTATGCGGCAGTTTCAACATCATTTTCAACTGTGCGATATTCCACAGTTACGGTGAAGCGACCTATTGCGACAGGTCTTTCCCCATCGCCAGAAAAATCAACTTCAAAAGAAGTAACCTGAACGTCCTTTGAAAGACCGCCCAGAGTTACATTTGCCGCCAATGCTTCTTCAACCTCAACGGCAATCTGATCAAGCGTATTGTCATAGTTAGCAGTTGCGTTGACATACGCCTCAACCTGAACCTCCAAGACCCTGCTAACAGACCGCGCCAGCGTCATTGTATCGAACTCAACGGCCTCTGATCTTGTAAACACGCAAAGCCCCGGCATTTTGCTTTGCTCAAGGGGGTAAATTCGACTGCGAAAAACATTTGACCCGGTTGTTGTCAACCCAGTAACTGCCGTCACAATCGCATCACGGATTTGCTTGCGAACATGCGCCATCAGTCACGCTCCAGAACCAGCATCGTCATTCCAGTGCCATCGTCCTGCACGATCCTGACTGTATAGTTGACCCCACTAACAATCAGAGCATCGCCCTCAGCCGCGCTTGAAACGTCAGCAGTGCGGCAATGAAAACGCGGTTGCTGCAATGCCACGCCAACGCCGCCACCCGCATCAACCTCAATGAAGTCGTTGTCGAAAATACCGTTTACAGTGCTGGCAGAGCCGCCGGATGGAGTATAAGTTGCGGCAGTGCCGAAATCATCAACATCCACAAAAATAGCACGATCAGCGGCACTCTCAACGGCCATCACTCGTCCTCTGGCGTTTCAATTTCATCAGAGCTAACAGACCTGTCAGTTAGCTTCTTTTTTGCCCTTGCTGGCTTTACCTCTTCAGCCAGACCCCTTGAAATTAACTTTTCAGCAATTCGATCATGAACGTCATACTCACTGCCAGCAAACATATTGCCGATGGTGCCAGTGTAACATTTGTCTAAAATCTTAACTCTCATAATAAAACCTTTCTAGGTAAGGGGTGGGCGAAAGAACCGCCCACCCGCTAAGTTACGCGGTTGAAACCTCGTCAGTGATTGCAAAGCTGGCTGCATTACGCAGAGCAACATCAACGTCCTGATGGACAATGATGCGAACCGTACCAGCAAGGCCACCAGTCGTTTCATCAACAAGGATCGATGGCGCACCAAACAGACCAACCATAAGCTGGCTGAAGTCACCGTAGATCAGCGCAGATGCGTCTGTGCCACCATCGCCCGGGTTCAGGTTTGATGGAACGTTGCTTGTGAACTCTGCTGGATAACCATAAATGTTATTCCAAGGATCGTTCAGAAGCATCACGCTGTCGGTTGATGAAACCTTGACAGTGTTTGCCATCTTCGCCTTGACCTTCGGGTTAGACAGCCAGCCAAGTGTGTTCTGATTGACGATGCCGTTCGCATCTTCAACAGTCTTCACAAGATCGGTGATGTCC